GCGTGAACGCGGTCACGATGGTGTCCAGGTCGGCCGGACGGATCCCGGTGGCCAGTACCCGGCGCGCGGTGTCGTTGTCCTCGAACTCGTGCAGGAGCCCGGCATGGATGATGTCGATCAGTAGCTTGACGACCGGGCGGTCCAACTTCACCTGGCCCTCGGCGTCGGTGATCATGGCTTGCATCTCGACCACGGAGCCGAACTGGGTTTCGATCTTCTCCAGACTGAGCATGGAGTAGATCAGTTCGTATTTGGCCTCACCTACGGTGATCCACTGGCCGGATCCGTTCCCGGTGCCGGGCATGCGGCACATCCTTTCGATGTGTGCGGCCCACGCGTCGGGTTGCGGCGGGGGCCACGCGAGGGAGCGGACCGATCTTGCATAGTCGCCACCTCATGGGGTGCCATCGGGAAGGGTCTAGACGGGTACCGGTTCCACTTCGGCCGGAACCTGCGAGGTCACGACTACCCCGGTGCACACCGTGACCGGGGCGGGGAACGCGGCGCGGATGGCGTCGATGCTGAACACCGTTCCGACCGGGCACTCGGCCGCAACGACCTTGCGCACCTGGCCGGGTGGGGTAGCCACGGCGGTGGCCGCGCCCACGCTGACCAGTAGATGCCCCTTGGCCTCCCCCGCGTTCGCCAGGCCTGCGCCCGCGAATCCGACGACCAGCAGTACCGCCGCGATGATCAAACTTCGGATCATGACTTGATCTCCTGACTAGGCGAACGGTGCTTCCGGCTCCCACGGGTCCGGCGCGTCGTAGTCATCGATGATCACGATGTCCACCCACGGCGAGGTCCCGGTGGGCGGGTTGACGTTCATCTCCGCTGACACCGTCTGGTAGTCCTCTTCGGCCGCGCCGATCTCGGGGAAGGAAGATAGTGAGCACTTGCTCAGCACGAACGCCACCGCGCCGCCGGGTGCGTCGGCCGCCGCGCTGACCGCGCGCATCCCGAACGAGAGCGGGAACGCGTTACCCGGCAGCGACCAGCCCTGCCCGGTGTACGGGACGGTAATACTCGCCGTGCGGTCGGTCACGGTGCCGCCCAACATGACGGCCAGGTTCATGAGCGACAGCTTGGCGTTCTCGATGGCCGCGGTCAGCCCGGTGATGATCGATTGCTGGTCGATCAACCGGTTGTCGCCGCGGAGCTGCTTGGTGTCCATGTCGCCGGTCAGGGCCAGGCTCTTGATCCCCGGGACGTCGAACCATTCCCCGTAGGTGGCCAGCGCACCTACCGCATCGGTGAGCACACTGGCTATCTGGCAGTGCTGTACGGCGTAGACCTTGGTGATGCCTTGATCGGCAACCGGGGTCGGGGAACTCATCGCTTCCTCCTCATGGCACTGGGTTTGCCAGCACTCGATCGATCTGCACCGTCACGATGGTGCGCCGTAGGTTGTCGCTGGGTTGCTGGGATGAGCGGGTCAGGATCTGCACCCCGTAACAGGTGATCAACCAACTGGGCAGCCTGGTCCGGTGCATCAGCCAACAGATGTGATCTTCCAGCCCGATGGTCTCGGCCCGGGTGCCGTCGGGGTGTTTCAACGCTTGGTAGATGTCCACCTGCGCCTGCTCGCGGACCCGTAGCTCACCCTCGGCATCGGTGTCACCGGACGGCACTACGTTCCACGCCACACCCTCGGTGATCACGACCAGCGGGCACGGCGCCTTGGGCGGGGCCAGGTCCCGGAACACGGTCACGCCCAGCCCGGCTGACTCGATCACATACTTGAGCGCGCCGGAAACGGTGGCGTTACTGACCACGGGGGTGCCCATCGCTACCGCAGCCCCTTGATCATCTCGCGTTCGTAGCGGGCCTGGGCCATAGCCATGCCGGGACGCAGGAACGGCTGAGCGCGCATGTAGCGGGTGCCGAACTCCACGAACGCGGCGTACGGAACATCGTCGAACAGCACGCCGACACATTCCGAGTGAGCCGCGCCGGTGTCGACGTCGGTCTCGATGCCCCGCCGCAAGCGCCCGGTGTCGACCGGGCAGCGCTTGCGCGCTTCCGCGGCGGCCATGTCGAGCAGATCCCCGACGTTGGCGCGCAGACCCGAATCCCAGTCGTCGAGCACGCGCACGATGGCATCCCGCCACTGGCGCTCATTCTCCCAGGTCACCGAGGCAGGCATGATCTAGTGCCGCCCCCGTTCGGGACTCGGCGCCACTTCCGGCGGTGCGCCTTCCAGCCACGGCGCGTAGTCGATCTCGTGGTCATAGAACGGCGGCAGCCACTGAACGGGAGGCCAGTCGTAGCCCGCCTCCGGTGCGTATTCGTAGGGCACGTGCGGGATGCCGCCGTCTCCGTTACCGCCGTTGCCGTTGGTCATGATCTAGGCGTTGTCGCGAGGGCCGCGGTCGAACCAGTTCGCCCAGTCAATGTCGATGTTGACGTCACCTTCGATGTTGGTCGTCTTGGTGCTCGATGTCTCCGTGGTCACCGGCTGCGGGGTGGGTTCCGCCGTGCTGCTCGGCTCATCCTTGGCGGTCGGCTTGGTTGCCATGATCCTGATCCTTTCCGGTTGCGTGCCCTCACTCGTGATCAATGCCATCTAGATCAACACTCGGTTCGTCTTGTACGGCTCAAGCCAGTGATCGGTCACCGGGTCGCCGGTGGTGCGTTCGTAGTCGGCCTCGCCCTGGCGCTGGCTCGGCGGGGCCGGGTCGGTCTCGTCCTGTTGCGTGGGTGCCGGGGGTCGGCCGATCGGGTTTCCTTCCGCGTCAGCCTGCGCGGTGAACGGAGCCGGGCAGTACAGCGCGGCCAGGCGTGCCGCTGCGTTGCTCACCGGCACCGGGGTCACCCGGTGGCCGTAGTCCCCCGGCACCTCGAACGCCGCACCGGTCGGGAAGGGCAGTGCGCCCGTTGCCCACCACGTACGGCCGTCGGTGCCCAGCGTGCCGACGGTAACGCTGGCTGCCCACCGATCGAGATACCCCATGCCCGTGGCGTCGACCTCGACATACGTGCTCATGTCGGTGGGTTCGAACAGGTCCCGGGTGTAACGGTCGATGACGATCTTGGCGTCACGCAGGGCTTGGGTGATCTCGGTGTCGGTGCCCACGGCACCCGCAGCCTTCGCTTGGTCGATGCTCGCGTAACCGATCACCGGACTGGTCATCCTCGGTCCCCGCCTCTGGGTCGTCCCCCGGACTGTTTACACGCCCGGGGTCCTGTTCGGCCAGCTCGTCCGGGCCGATGTACCGGCGCGGTCGCAGCGGGATGACCTGGGCTGCGACCTCGACTCCGCAGCACGGGCACCGCTGGATATAGCGCGTCGTCGCGGCACGTGACTCGCGTCCGCCGCGCCGGTACACCGAAGCTCGGTACGGCACTGATCAACTCCCGGTCAGGCGATCGTCTTGCAGAACGCCGGGGGCACATACACCGCCAACTGCGCCCGCAGCTCGGCCAAGATCACCAGGATGTTCGAGGTGAAGTTGGACGCGTGCGAGTCGGACATCAGGATCCGCACGCCTTGCTTGCGCCACAGGGTGGCCGCTTCGGCGAACGCGCCGACCAGTGCGGTGCCCGCGGCGATGGCCACGGTGGGCACGACCGGCAGCCCCCACACGCGCGGGGTGGCCAGGCTGGCCGGGTCGCGGGTGAAATTGAACTGCCCGTCGGTGCCCACGCCCAACTCGATGGTTTCCCAGTCGGTGGGGTGCAGTACCGCGCCGTCCGGGGTGAACCCGGCAATCTGCACCTTGGTGATCATCTTGCGCAGGGCTACCAGCATGGTGACCGCGGTGGCCAGGCTCATCGTTTGCACGCCCACCGTGCCCAGGATCCCCATGATGTTGGGAGCCACCCCGTCACCGTTGAGGCACTGGCCGTTCAGCCGCTTGTTTACCGCGTAGGACAGTCGGCCTTGGATGTAGCCGGTGAGCTGTGCGTTGTCCTCGGCCGCCTGCCGGGTGATCGGCACCCACACGGCGATCGTGGCCAGGGCCTTGGACTGCACGGTGAAGGTGAACGTGCCTTCCGGCTTGGGCTGCCCTTCCGCCACTTCGATCGCGGTGTTGCTGATCGCCGGACTCGCCGTCTCGACCACCCATTCGATCACACCGGCGGTGGCCGTTTGGTTGTCGAGCAGATCGACCACCGACAGCGGGATCGTCGGCGGGTAGAGCACGCCGGGCAGCCGTTGCGGCTGATTCGGGTACGTGGTGGTGGTGACCGTGGCCCGCAGGTCGGTCGCTTCGGGCAGGTGCAAGATCTCGGCGGTGCCGCGCATCCCACCGGCGCGCCAGGTTTCCGCGCCTTGGGCGACCATCGAGCGCCAGTTGTTCGGGATCCGGGACCCGTCGCCCGGCTGGTCGGTGCCGCGCTCGCCGCCCTCATCGTCGTCGGGCCGCTGGCCGGGCCGGGCCGCGCCGCTCTCGGGGCGCCAGCGCTCGGTGACTTCCAGGTCGGCCAGCCGCCGCCGCCGTTCGTTGGTGGCCGTGGTGATGGCGTTGCGGCGCTCGATCTCGGTGGTGATCGCATCGGCGCGGGTGGCGTCGTCCTCGGTTGCGCCGTCCACGTCGAGCGCGGCCATCGCCTCATCCCGGGCCGCGCGTAGCTCGGGGTCGGTGAACTGGGTGTAGTCGACCGGCGGTGCCGCGGTCCGGTCGCGGGTGTGCTCGGCACCGAACGCGCGGGCACGAGCCCGCCTGATCTGGGCTTCCGTGAACCGCGTAGCGGTGGGGAGCATGATCTCTTCCTTTACTCGATGTGGATCTATCATCGGCTAGCGGGTGATCAACGGCGTGGACCGCAAGCGAGCACGGGCCACGACCAGGGAGCGGCGGGTCACAGATAGTCCGGATGCGCCATCCGGGTGGTCATGGTGCGCAGCGGTATCAACATCGGTACTGCGCGCCTCTTCGAACTTGGCGCCGGGTACCGCGGCCATCCGCGCGGTGATCTGGCTGCCCTCGACCAGCCGCGCGGCGATGATCCGTTCCGGGTCTTCCTCATCGAAGATCACCGATCGGAATCCGACGGACAGGCCCGGCGCGGACGTGCGCGCCTTGGTCCGCGCGTCGCGCCCGTCGCGGGTGTTGTCCCAGCGCCCCTCGATCCACAGGCCCTCACTCCGGTCGTTGGCGGTGAACGCGCCGACCGGCATCCACGGATCATGCATGAAACACAGTGCGTAGGGTTCGCCGTCCAGCCCGCCCGCGGCCCAACAGCCGGGCGCGAACGTGGTGCCGTAGGCGTCGCGAACATCGGTGCGGCACAGCCAGCCGCGGAAGTGCGGTTCGTCCTCGCCCACGTCTTCGCGCAGGTCCAGAGCCGACAGCGCTACCGCGCGGTAGGTCTCGGCCCGCTGCTCGACCGGGATCTCGGGATGATCTTGCCGGGTCTGGCTAGATCTTGTGGCCATCGGGATCCCTGCCGTTCCACTCATAGATCCGTCCCTGGCGGGTGCGCTTGTCCAGGGTGCCGGGCCGGAAGTCCTCGACGTCTTCGAACTCGCCGGTCATCAGGTAGCGCCACACGCCGAACGCGCCGAGATTGACGTCGATGTGCTGCGGATAGGAGCCGATGTACTCGCCGGTGCGCCCGTCGCACGGGCCGCCGCGCATCCGGATCGCCACCCCTTCGATGACCCCTTCGGGCGGGGTGGGGATGGTGGAAGCCGGTACGTGCAACACGTGCCGCCGCGCGGCCGTCGGATCGAGCACTACTGATCGCCTCCTAGGGGCAGCGGTAGCGGTTGTGGTCCCAACGGCAGCGCCCGGCCGTTCCCGTTGGAGTTCTGGCCGATGCCGCCGATCTGGCCCTGTAGCTTGGCCCGCTCCCGGTAGACCGACAGCGTCACCGCGCCCGCGCCGTTCGGTAGCGGTTCCTGCCCGACCTCTTCGCGCGCCTCATCCAAGGTGAGCACGTCGGTTTCCACGAGTTCGCGCAGCCGCGCCACCCGGGCATCGTTGGACTCCTGTAGCGCCTCGACGTCCTCGGTGTTGAAACGGGCCGTGTAGCGCGGGTCGGGTTGCGTGGTGAGATCGATCTCGGAAGAGACAATCTGTAGCTTCGGGACGATGGTGTCCGACCACAGGGTGGTGCGCGCGGCGTCCCGGTTTTCGTAGGTGGTGCCGCCCATGAGGTAGTCGCGCGGCACCCCGAACGCCAGCATGATCTCTTCCGCGGACCGGATGCGGGTGTCCAGGTAGGACACCTCGGCCGCGGTCAGGGTGATCCGTTCGTAGCGTGCCGGGATCGGACCGGACAGCACCAGGTGGCGCCCGGCGTCCTCGGGTCGTTCGTGCCGGGCCGCCAGTTGCGCACGGATGCCCTTGTGGGTTTCCTCGTCAACGTCGCCGAGATAGACCACCCCGCCGGGCGCGCCGCCCCGCGCGAGTGAGCTGGTCTGATACCGGCGCGCGTAGTCGTCCAGTTCGAGGGCAAACGTGGCCGCGCGCAGCGGGGACAGGCAACTCCATATGTCATCCGGATCCGGGTAGCGAAGCCACAGCATCTCATCCGGTAGCAGCGCCCCGGATCGCCCGGTCGTGGAGTTGATCCGGTAGCCGATCAGCACCGACAGCCCGTCTTCGCGGGTGTTGTCGATGATCGGTTCGACACCCCAGGACGAGTCGAGCACGTGCAGCCCGGCGACCTCGCCTGACCCGGTCTCGCCGCGGTCCATCATCACGTACGCCTGGCCCTTGGTTTCCAGGCGCAGCCAGGAGATCTCGCGCAGCATGCGAGCCGACATGTAATCGTTGGGGGCGTGGTTCCACAGGTCACAGACTCGATCGCCGATAGCCTCGCCCGATTGCTCGTCGATCATCTCCAGCGGGACGCTGGCCGCGTTGGTGGCGTTGGCCATGATGCACCGGTAGGCCACCGCGGAGTTGCGCCAGTTCGCCCCGCCGTATTGGGAGTACCACTGGTAGAGCCCGTCGATGCCCATCGTGACGTGCAGCCCGTCGGGCCCGACGTGGCTCGGGACGCCGACGGAGAATCCGTCACCGGGGGGGATGTTGCGGGCGGCTGAGATGGTGTCGGCAAGGTCGGCAACGACGCCGCCGAGCCAGGCTCGCCAGGTAGCCGCCACAGCTCGGGGATCTTACGCGCACCGTTTACACGGGCGATAGGCCCCGTTCAGCCCTGGCCAGTGCTCGCCTCATGCCACGTCGGCCCTACCCCGGCGTCGCAGGAACAGGTGGGTAGCCACCCAGACCATCGCGTCCAGGCGGTCCGGGGAATCGTCACTCGGCGTCCACGTGGCCAGTTGATCCTCCAGTTCGGTGAACATCCCGGCCAGCCACCACAGCCCGCGCTCACTCAAGGTGGCGATCGGCTCGGCCCGGGTGCGCTTGCCCTTGGACGCCGACACCGGCCGGATCATGATCCCCCGGGGCAGCGGTTCCCCGTTGCGCTTCATGTCCTCCATGACCATGCGCAAGGTAGAGCTGACCATGTCCCAGCCGTTGTTTTCCTCGGCCACGATGTAGCCGCAACCCCACTTGATCGCTGCCCCGATGGCGATGCGCGCCCACTGCGCCGGGGAGTAGTGCCCGGACAGGTCGTCGAGCACGAACCCTTCATCGTCCAGCCGCCCGCCGACGATGATCCCGGTTTCCGCGCTCGCCTTCTTCCCGCTCTTCTTCCGCCCGGCCGGGTCGATGGCTACCGCGGTCTCCATCTCGATCACGTACGGGGCGACCAGATCCGGCGTAGCCCGCTGCCGCTCGATGAGCCGCCGGGTCCACAGTGCACCCTCGGACTCGTCCAGGTAGCGGCCCATCAATTCCTGGTCGGCCAGTGCGGTGCCCTCATACTTGCGCAGCACGTTGTCAAGGAACACCGGCGCCAGGTTGGCCAGGTTCTCATACGTGTTACCGGTGGTAACCACCGTCTTGGGGTCGGTCAGGATCTTGCGTAGCTCGGGGTGCGGCTGCGGGGTGGTGGTGATCACGCACCGGGGATGGTTGCCCAGCCGCATGCCCAACCGGTAGTTACTGATCACCTGATCGAGCGCGTAGAACGTGGCCAGCTCATCGACCCACCCGGTGTGGTGCTGCGGTCCACGCAGTTGGTCGGGTTCCTCCGACGAGTAGCAGAACGCGCGCCCGCCGTTGTCGAACTCCACGAGCCGCTTGGAAGGCATGTAGTGGGGTCGCTCGCTGCGCCGGTAGCAGCGCAGCAGCCCGGACTCACCCTCGATCATGACGTCACGCACGTCCGGCACGGTGCGCCCGACCAGCGCGATGCGATGCCCCGCGCCGATATGGTCATTGCGCCACTTGACAAACTCGGCCCCGGTGCGCGTCTTGCCCCACCCGCGACCGGCCATGATCATCCACTCGAACCACGGTTCGGTGTACTGCGCGCGGTTGCCCATCCGGTCGTTGACCCAGCGCGCGGCGTCCGGCGGGGGTAGCTGATTCCACCGGGCGTGCCGGACCGGGTAGTCCGGTTCCCCGTCGTGCACCGCGGGATGGGGCTCGCCGTCGCAGTACACCCGGTCGCAGCGCCACAGGGTGGCCCGGCGCTCGGCTTCGGCTTCCAGCCGGTTGCGCAGCGCGACCTTGCGTTCGGTGTCCAGGTCGGCCCACGGGGGCGCACCGCCCGCGGACGTGCGGGTCACCAGACGCTCGTGCCCGCCCGCCCAGTCAACCACCGGCCTACCCATGATCAGCTCACGTTGGGGTCATCGTAGCGACGGTCACGACTGTCTTGGCTGCGACTGTTGCCCTCCCGGCCGTTCACCCCGCCCCGGTGCATCCGACCCTGCCAGCGCCCGGAACCGCGCGACAGGTCGGGGTCGATCCGCTCGCCGTCGGTGCGCCCGGGTGGGGTCACGTTCGGTGCCGGGGGTACCGCCTTGAGCAGATCATCGACCAGGATCTTGATCTCTTCATCGATGGCGTCGGTCGTCGTGACGTCGATCTTGGTCGGGGCCCGTGCGCCGGTGATGTCCACGATCCGATCGGTGATCTTGAGCACCATGTCTTCGGCGCGTTCCTGCTCATCCGGCGTCGCCGCGGAAGATCCCAGCTTGATCATGTTGCGCTTGAGGATGATGTCCAGCCGGGCCAGGGTCAGCGCGCGCACCTCATCGCGCAGTTCGGTGGGTACCTGGCTCTCGATCTCTACGGCCACGATGCGGTTGGCCTCGCGCGTCGGGATGCCCAGGTGTTCGCCGATCTCCAGATACGACGCGCCACCCAACCGGAGCTGTAGCGCTTCGCGTCCACGCCGGGCCGCCGCCAGGGTTTGCAGCTCGGCCCCCGGATCGTGGTTGATCCACTCTTGCTCGTCGTCGTCCCGCGGGGCCACGACCGCTCCCGTTCCGACCAGCCATCGGTAGACCCATCGTAGCGCACGCCCGGTACGCGTCTGCGCCGCTCTGCCCCGGTGGTCAACGTCACCCTATCGGTCTACTATTTCCCGCGCTGCCCGTTTAAACGGGGTGCTATACTAGGAGTACGTCAACAGGCAGCGCCCCCCCGGCGCCCGAATACCCGGAGCACACGATGAGCAACCCGACCAGCGCCCCCCGCTACGCCACCCGCGAAGAGTGGCTGACCGCCGCCTACCAGATCCTGCGCCCGCGCTTCGATGAGCTGGCCGAGCTGATCAACACGGCCGCCGCCGAGACCGGCAGGACGATCCCCGGCATCGCGCTCTACACGATGCCCGAGCGGATCCACATCTCGGTGGGCTTCGGCTACGGCGCCAAGCGTGAGAACTCCGTCATCCTCGGCCAGTCGTGGCGCTCCGACCGGTCCGAAGACAAGATCAACCACATGTTCATCTCCCCCGAGATCGCGCACGCCTCGACGGTGCTCGGAGTCATGATCCACGAGATGCTGCACGTGCTGTTCGACTGCGACCACGGCCACGACCGGATCTTTGCCGCGTTCGGTCAGATGCTCGGCCTGGAAGGCAAGCCGACCGAAATGCTGCCCGGTCCGTCGTTCGAGATGGAACTCATGCTCATGGCAGAGGCCCAGCTCGGCGCCTACCCGCACGTCGCGCTGAACGTCGAGCGCTCGACCGCGCTGGTCCCCGTCGATGGCGTCCCGGTGCCGACCGGCGCCGGTGGGTGGGGCTACGTGGGCCCGTCCCCGCAGCGCGCCCGCATGATCAAGGCATGGTGCCCGGGGCCGGACGGTTGCGGCTACACGATGCGGGTGGCCCGCTCGTGGATCGTGGTGGCCCGCCCGGTGTGCCCGAACCCGGGTTGTGCTCGCCACCTGCACGACATGGTCACGAGCATCGACTCCGACCCGGTCAACGGGTAAGCCTTGCGGGGGAGGGATGGGGTAGGCCGAAGATGGGGGGTGCCTACCCCGTCCCCCTGATAACGGTAGTCTGATCAACATCTCAGATTGGCCCCGTTTACACGGGCCGCCGTTCTATCCTCCGTTCGTGTCTTTCCGGGCACGCCGCAAGTTGCCATATGGGGCCCAGCCGGTCCGCCCCTCGGAACCGGTCGGGAATGCGCGACCCTGGTCACCGGTATGGAGTGTGACCAGTCGGGGGCCGCGCGAACGTCAGGTCGGAAGTCGAGCGAGAGCCCTGCGGGAACGCCAACCCGTGGGGCTCTCGCGCGTGTGGATATACTCGCAGTGACCCCGTGACGGGTCGGCCTAGGAACCCGCGAGAGCCCTGCGGAGCACCAAGCCCGCAGGGTTTTCGCGCGTTCGGACCAAGATCGGTTGATCGATAGGGCGACCAAGCCGCTGCGCCGCTCGGCCTAGTGCTTCACGTCAGTGTTTGACATCTAAGATCCACAGGGTGTGCCCGCGGGCCCCGGGCAGCGTGAACACCCGGAACGGATGCGTTCCCTGGGTGCCCAACCCGAGCTGTAGTTGACCTTCGAAGTCGGCGGCCAGGACGGCATCCCGCAGCACCGGGAAGTTCGGCCGCGGGAGACCGGTCAGGGTCGGCCGCCCGGTGTTGATGTTGTGCCCGTTGGTAAAAAGGATGATCTCCAGCACCTTGGTTCCGCGCAGCGGGATGACCTGGCCGCTCGCGTCCTGGATGAGCCGATCGTGGTAGGCGACCGACCAGCCCGGTAGCCCGCCCTCGATGTCCACCACGAGCCGGTCAAAACAGGTGTGCCGACCCACCCGGGCCGCGACCGCATCACCGGGCAGATGTGGACCGGCGAACGAGCGCGGCGCGGCGCCGAACCGGAACGCGGTGCACGGGTTGGCGGCGATCAGGTGCCGGGCCTGTAGCGGGGTGATCGGTCGAATCGGGACGGCCGCGTCGGCGGGCATGGACGCCGCGACCACGCTCACCAGTAGGGCCAGGATCAGGGATACGAACAGCACGGATCGAGACATGCGATGCATGAGAGGGTCCAGCCTGTCAGTGTCGGGCCGCGCAGCCACACGCGGCGTGCGCACAGGCTAGGACGCATCGATCACGATTGGGTTGCCCTGCGCCGGACGGTTTAAACGATCCGTCTCCGGACATGCGGGTGGCCCCACCCGGGCGAGAGGATCTAAGTCTTTCCCGGGTGGGGCCATGAGAGCCGGGGGTGAGGATGCGTGTGTGGACCGCGCCTCTGCCAAGCGGGACCCGGATGTCGTCAACAGGCGAGACCGAGTGACCCCCCGACCACGAATCATTCTACGGGGTGGACGTGATCACCACGCCGTTGATCACCTACGGATCGACGGCCAGGGTGATCGTGATCGGCGTGTGCGCCAACCTGACCCGAAACCGCACCCGCCCCCAGTCGACCTCGGCCGCCGGGTCGGTTTCCGCGGCACCCTCGCGCCGATGTAGGAAGTGCACCACCTTCGGGGCCAGCGTCCAGATCAGCGACCGTTCCCGGTCGTGGATCTCCTCACACGCTCCCATGATCACTGCCTCTCTGTGTGCCCACCGAACCCGGACAGGATGAGCATGGTGGTCAGCGCGCCCAGGTCCAAGCGGACCGGCATGCGCAACCGGTCGTGGGGCTGCGCCGCCAGGGTGCGCGCCGCCCACTCGCCGATCAGGTACCCCGCGGTGCCGTTGCCGCCGCCCTCGTCGCGGTCCACCGTGGTCAGCGGGATCAACACCCCGGCGCGCACGTAGGCATGCCAGGTGGCGATGGGATGATGGCGCCACTTGTGGATCAAGAATCGGACCGCGGTGTCCGGCCCGGCCATCTCGTCCAACTCGGCCAGCCACATCCCGACGTAGGCGCGCTCGCTGTCCTTCACCGAACAGACCAGCCCCTGGCCCAGGTTGTCCAGGTCGCCCGGATCCCCGGCCCGGCTGTGCCCGGTCCGCACATACCGGATCGCCTGTTGATCATCAGGCAGGTGCAGGGCCACGGTCAGGAACCGGGCCGCCATCCGCTCGCACTCTTTGCCTTTGGCCACGTTGGCTTTGGCCTGCGCGCTACTGATCGTCACGGTGATCGCTCCTGTCGGTGCCGTCCCACGTATCCGGGCTTCGCAGGCCGAACGCGGCGTGCGCGGCCCAGCCCAGCACCATCCCGCAGGCCACACAGAACACGCATAAGATCAGAATCTCCATGCTCCTGTGCATAGCTCATGCCGAAGATCAGCCCGGACAGGGCCGCCAGCGCGAGGCAGGCGCACACGCTCGCCGCGGTCATATCCACTCCCGGGATCCGGCGATCGTGAACCGCGTTCCGGTCTCCCGATCCGGCCGCCACCTGATCATGACGTGATCGGCTTCGACCTCGATCGGTCCACCGGTCCCGGACAGGGTCACGGTGCTGCGGTGATCCGGCCTGCCGTCCACGTCCAACGGAGTGATCACCACGGTAACGAGACAGAACGGGTGCGGCGCGCTCATCGCTCGCCCCCCCGGTCGTCGGTACCCCAGTCGGCATCGTCCTCGTTGCGCTGGCTACGGCTCACGGCCACGGCCAGCACGACCAGCCCGACGTAGGCCACCACCCCGGCGGCCAGGATCAGCGCCCCAATCACGATGATCTTCACCATCCCGGCATCCCGAGCCAGGCCAGATCAACCAAGTGATCATGGCTGCCGCGCACCGCGCACACGCAGGCCCGGCGCGGACAGGATCCGCAGTGCACCCCGTGGCCGAGCAGCGCCGGTGAGCAGTGCACCCACGCAGCCGGGGATGTCACGTCTCGATCGTCAGGTTCCGGATCTGCCGGGCCAGCCCACAGGCGCCCTTGCGCGTAGGCCTCCAGTAGCGCCGCCCCGGGCCGACGATGATCAGATAGCCGTAGCTGATCGAGCCGAACACGCGGGGCCCACGGTGCAGGATCCACCGGCAGCGCCTGATCTGTATCGGCGTGATCGGCTGCCCCGGTTGAGTCTGTTCGATCTGGCTCGATCCGCCGCGGGTCAGTGCCACGCTCGTTCCCCTCCATGATCACGCCACCTTAGCCAGGCGACCGATGTCCCCCTCGGGATCGATCTTGACCAACAGCTCGGCCAACTTCTCGCTGCGCGCCAGCCGCAACAGGTCGATCAGTGCGCCGCGCACGGCCGGGACCAGCGCGGTCGCGGTGAACAGGTGATCAAGCAGGCTGACGATCGCGTGCACGTTCTCCGCGGTCAGCCGGGCCGCGCGGTCCTGGGTGTCGCAGGCCCGTAGGTAGTGCAAGATCTCGTCGACCTCGACGTCATCGGTCAGTGCTTTCAGACTCGCCATCGGGATGTCCTCTCTTCGGTTACTGCGGGTCTCGCGTTACAGCTCGGTTCGGGCCTGGTCCTCGGTAATCGCCCGTAGCGCGGCCCAGCGCGCCCGCCGGTCGTGCACGGGCATAGGCGGTAGCTTCCACACGCCGGACACGCACGCCAAGCCCAGCTCACCCGGACGTTTACACAGGCTGCGGGTGCGGGTGGGTCGGCGATGCGCGGCGAACAGCTCGGCATCGGCGAACGTCTGGTGACATCCGGCGCAGTGGCAGGTGTCCTCGCCGCGCCAGGTGTGTCCGGCCGAGCAGCGCGCGATGGTTGCGGTGGGCGCGCTCACCGGTTCTCTTCGATCTGACGGAACAGACCGGGCATCTGCAACAGGTCCACGGTCAGGTGCCGCACCTCATCGATCGAGAGCAGCTTGACGCGCAACATGCTGCGCATCCGCTCGCGGTAGACCGCGTCGTGACCCGGGGCGAAGGTGGACCGGGTTTCGCGGGGGCATCCCGGGTTGCATACGCAGACGCGCAGTTCCATGATCAGATCCTCTCGACTCACGGAGCTGACGATGCCCCGGAAGGGTCACTCTACCATACCCCCGGTACACCGTGAACTATCGGGGGTGTGACGCGCGCCGTTGCCTAGTAGTGCAGCGTGCCCCGATCGAGGGTGGGCAGCGCCGGATCCGTGGCGTCGATCATGGACGGCAGCGCGTAAGTGGACATCCGCGGCACCGGTCGCGGACGCCGGTAGGGGGTGGGACGCTCACCCAGGATCCGGACCCGCGCATCCGGCGGTAGCTTCGCGATGCACTCCCACAGCACGGCCGCCACGTCGGTCATGGCGATGGCGTAGCGCAGGCTCGACGCCGCCCCGTTGCCGATGGTGATCCGCAAAGCATGGTCGCGTTCCTGCAACACCCAGGCCCGCAGCGCGACCAGCGCGGACCGGTCGGTCAGCACGTCCGGGCGCACGTTGGTGCCATCGACGATCGACGGATCACCGTAGCTCGGCCAGGGATCGAACCGCTCGCTGTAACCGTTCGGGTAGTCGGCCATCGTGGATCCTCCCGCTAGTAGGTGGCCACCCGGAGCTGCGGTACATGATCAAGGATGTGCATCGTGCCGCGCGGGGAGACGCGGTCACAGATCACGATGCCCCACGACACGTCGATCAACCGGCCGTCAAGCGGAGCGTCGGCCAACCGCACATGCCATAGTCGGTAGCGGCGATCATGAAACGTGGTCCACCCGCCGGACCCCCAGGGGCCAGGGTTAAACCCACCCATCCGTGCAGCCATCGGGACGCCTTCCTACGGCCCGTGTAAACGGCAAGGTCCAGGCCGCGGGTGCAGAGTAGACGAGTCACCCACCGTCCGGCGGAACTATGTCAATGTCCGTGGAAGGTTCGTACCCACCCGGGCGCAGGTCGCGATCATGATGCCCGTCGGTGTCGATGCCGACCGCGCGCAGCGTCGGACACGGCCACGGTTGGTGATCATCGCGGGTGGGGTCCCAGCATGCGGTGCAGATTCCCGGCCAGCCGTGCGCGTCATCTATCAAGCGGGGGTGACAGGCGCGCACGGCCAGCCGGGTGGTCTCGATCTCCACGGCCAGGTCCACGTAGAGCTGCACGGCTTTGCGCGCGGCACGGGCGTACGGCTCGTGCACCATCGGGTCGGCGCCGATCGCGCCGAGCGTGGCCCACCACTGCGGCAGCCGGATGATCAGCCGGTTCGACGTCGATCTACTCGGCATGTGGCGCCCGCCGGTAGACGGTGAGATTCCAATCGTCGGGATCGAGGACATCGTGTGTGACAGAGCCATCGCTGAACCGCAGGCGCGCCCCGTCGCCGCCGAAGGTCACCGCGTCCACCACTCCCTCCCACGACCCCTCAGCACATTCGATCTCGACGTAGTAGCCGATCAACGGCACCAGTCGCAGTACGTCTCGCATGACAGATCCTCTCTAGGTGGGTCGTTCACACGGGTTGCTTGGTTGCCCCGTGCACATAGCGCAGCGTCGCCCGGTGGCTCTCGCGCGCCGAACGGTTCACTACGGCTCGAAACCGGGGGCAGCCACACAGCCCACAATCAGAGCCCCTTCGGTAGTGCTCGTGTGCGTTGCGCAGGTGCCCGCAACGGCAGCGGTAAGATCGTTTCAAGGTGGCGATCCACGCCACCACTGCGATGATCGAGGCGATGAGTGCGCCAGCCACGGCGACGATCACCCCGAGATACCCCGGTGCGCCCATAGGGCGCATGGTGGTCGTTTACACGCTCTGCCGTGGCCGAACTGAGATGTTGATCAGTCGAGGTCTCGATGCGTCCAATGATCGAGCAGGGCGCGCACCTCGGGAGGCAAGCGCCGATAGTCCCGCCGGATAGCCCAGATCAACACGCCGATCAGCGCCAGCAACGCGGCCAGCACGATCACTTCGATCATGATCAGTCCGCGGCCGGGTCGAAGAGCATTCCCTGGCCGAGCCCGGCTACCGCCGTCGCGGTCGGCCGATCCGTGACCGCCAGCACCTGCCGACCGGCCCGGTACCCGGCGATGATCAGATCCCCGGGTCCGGCGCACGGATCGACCAACACGCCCGGCGGCAGCCAGTAGAACAGCGCCTCCCGGGAAGTGATCTTCGCTTTGTAGGGGTGCCCGGAGAACGCCTTGCCCCGACACCACAGCGAGGTCCCCCACCCCACGCTGATCTTCCACCGGATCCGGCGGACCGGCTTGGCCTTCCACGGCATCATCAGACCGCTCACCCGGTGCTCGCCGATGGCGTCGTGCAGCGTGACCGACAACCGCTCCCCGTCCGGGTCGTCGTCGAGCACACCCCGCGGATCGGTGATGATCACCGGCGGTATCCGCAACCGGCGACAGTAGGAGAGCATGCCGTCCAGGTCTTCGATGATGTCCGCCTCGGTGCGCGGCGCGGTGCTCGCCATGAGCCAGCATCGCTCGCCGCGGAACGCTTCGGTCAGCCGGGTCACGGCCGCCCCCGGTGTACCCGGGTGATCTTCCGGGCCGCTTCGAGGGCGTCATCACCCGGCGCGTCCACCTCGGCCATGCCGTGCTCGGCCGCCTCCCGGCCACTGTGAAACAGCGGCACGTCGGTGGCATAGCCGGTGATCGCTTCGGGCAGCGTGCCGCCGATCACGCCGATGCGCACGGCCAACAGGTCCATCGGGCGACGATGGCCCAACCAGCCCGCGCACAACCGGCCGTCGCCGCGGTGGCAGCCGAACCCCACGTACGGCTGATCGCCGGTGTCGCGGTCGTAGTCGGGCAGCTTGGCGTATTCGCTCGCGTCCCAGATCCCGGACGGGACGTCGCGACGGTACGGGCAGTAGGCACACGGGTGGGGTGCCACGTGCGCATTCAGGTCCGGGTCGCACGGCTTGGGTTCGACGTAGCGGGTCACCGGCGCCGCCCCCAGATGATCTCTGACCATTCCTGGCGGTGTTCCCACCACGGCCGGACCAGCGCGTAAACGAGGCCCGACGCGAGCCCGGTGCCGATGATCCACCAATTGATCCCGGCCCAGCCGTTGCGGCAGATGATTCCCCCGGCGATCATGCCGAGCAGGAACCCGCTCGACCCACGCATCCTGCCCCAGTTGATCACGCGCCCGGCCCGTCGATCGGCTCGGTGATCGGGCGCAGGTCAATGATCTGCGCGCCGTCGGGGTGGCCACCGCCGAGCAGGGACACCGACTCGACGCCGATCACGGCCAGATCGAACGTGCGCCACACCCCGATCCCCGCGCCCACGTCGCGCACCCAGTTCGCCTCGGTCTCGCGCAGCCACGGCAGATGCATGGCGCACAGCGGCACGTGGTGGCGTTGCATCTGCGCGACTATCTGCGGATCCATGCCCGCATCCCCGATCGGGCAGTTCGGATCCCCGCAACGGTGCTCGGCCATCGAACGGACGTAGTCGTGGGTAAAGGCCATCAACAGGGTGGCCGGGCGGTTGCAGATGTTGGGGGCGGTCTCGAACACCGGCGAGTAGAGCGAGGGCAGCTCGGTGGTGCAGCGCGGCCAGTCGGCGACGGGGGCGCGCAGATGTCCGCGGGTGGCCGGTTCCCCTTCAGCGGTCAGGCCCAACAGGGCGCGCTGCACACATTCTTGGGGGGTAGCTCCGACACCCGCACTACGACCCGGGGTGACCCCGGGCCCGACCGGGTTGGCGTCCTGTCCCGTGCCCGGGGTCGCACCAGTATCACCCACCCGCTTGACCGACCGCCCTTTGATCCGCCGTTCGTCTCGTTCGGCGCGTTGCTGATCGGCGCGGGCGATCAGCCATGACGGGGGTGGCTCGTCGGGCAGGCCGTCGAACAGGGCATCGAAGCAGGCGCCGCACATGCCGGTCTTGAGTAGTTCCCGTTCCCCGCCGGTCAGTTCGGGGAACGCGTCCTGGATGAACGCGCCCCGGCCCATGTCCCAGGCGGCAAAGCCGGTCGCGCTCACGGTGAGCACGTGCACGGCGCCGCATGAGGTGCAGGTGCGTTCGATCTTCACGGTGTCAGCCATCTGATGATCCTCTCGAAACGCGTTCGTTGATCAGTTATTCGTTACTCGTGTCCGCCCGGTTCCGGGTTGATCGGGTCGGTCGGTTCGTCGTCGGTGTCGGCATGACGCCCGGTGCGCCACGCAGGTTCGCCCCCATCCTCGTCATCGGGCGCGCTCTTGCGGTAGTACCACTCGTCGGTGTCGGTGATCACTTCCTCGCCGCGGTCCCGGCGGGCCTGGATGTCTTCCCAGCCGATCTCTTTGGCCAGCTTGGCATCCCGCCGGTCGGCTCGGATGCCCTCGATCAGCGCCACCGTGGCGTCCCAGCGGCGCCCGATGCGCACGCTCACGCGCTGTTCGTAGGTGTGTCCGGCGGCCAGGTTCACCGCTACCTCGTGCTCCATGTCCCGGGCCCGCCAGTGCTGCGGCTGCACGGGCAGCATCTTGCCGTCCTCACCGCGGTAGCGGCCCTTCGGCGCGCACGATGAGCACTGGCACAGGCATGTCTCCTCACCACGGTTGACCCGTTTCGAGCCGTCGGGCATGTCCAACAGCGGCATGGCCTGTTCGCTGCACGTGCACCAGTCGTAGGTCATGCCGGATGCGGTCATGCCACCGGCGAATGAGGCGCCGCCGTTGCGGTTGGATGCGGTCCAGTCGATGGGGCGCACCGGGCGCCCGGCTTTCTGCGCCGCCTGTTGCCGCCGGGCCTTGTCCAGGGAGCCGATGCGTAGCTCGGTGTAGGGGATGATCTTGCCCAGGATGCGGCGCCACCGGGTGTGTTCCATCTCCTGTTCGGCGTCCCACCATCGGGAGGTGCGGTCGTCCACGGTGACGGCGCGGCCGGGCGAGTTCAGTTCGTCGATGCCCGATGCCCGGTGCCCGACGTAGGCGTTGCGCCCCTTGACCAGTGCGGCCAGGGCGATCACGGCCAGCAGGATGAACAGCGGCGCGCCGATGGTCTGCACAATCCGCACCATGATCAGCAGTGCGACACCGGCGACCAGCGCGGCCCACAGGATGCGGTTCATGATCAGATCCTCTCTAGTGGTTGGGGCAGCGCACGTTGACACAGCGTCCGTCGCGCCACAGCGATGAGCAATGCGCACACCAGCGCCGCCCGTTGGCCTCGAAGCTGCGCGCGTTGCGCCCGGCCAGCCCATGAGTACAGGTCACCGCGGGCTTGCCCGATCCGCACGCGCACTTCTCCACGCGGGTGCGCCGAGCCCGTGCGCTCTGCGCGTCGTGGATCTTGCGGGTTTTGCGGCTGTAGCCGATGAGCAGGCCCCACCCGATCAGCACGGTGATCATGGTTCATCGGCTCGGCTCGGCGTTGTCTGCTCGCCTCATGGCTTCGGCTCGGCCAGGTCTTTGCCTTGCTCCCAGCGCTGCAACGCCGCGCGCAACTTACGCACCGCCATCGGGTCCAGGGTGAGCCGGGTGGCGATCGGGCGACCGTCGACCTGCACGATCACCCGCACCCCGGGCCGCGGGTCCAGGTCGGGATCCCGCTGCGCCGCCGGTTCCGGGCAATCGATGAGCGTGATCATGTCGGCGCCCTTGGTCGGGTACGCATAGATCATGATCGTGTTGCGCCTAGGCATAGTCGCACCCGTGATCACCGGCCGGGAGATCGGCCGGACGGGGGCGGGGCGGGGCGATGCGACGCAGTACGTCGAGCAGGGTGCCGCCGGACGCCGCCACCGCGATGTGATCACGGCACACGCTGTGCCCGCCCACGATCATGATCGCGATGCGCCCGGCCGCCTGCTCGACGCTTTCGACGTGCAGCCACCAACACACGGCGCACAGGTTCTGGGCCAGTGCTTCCAGTTCGGCGAACTCGCCGTCGACCGCCGCCCACTTCTGATCATGGGTGGGTTCGGTCAGGTCGTCATCCATGTCAGCGCTCCCAGACGGTGTGGATCTTGGAGGTGCCGCGGAACGTGACCCGGTCCAGCCGGTCCGGCCAGCCGGTGAACACGGTGTAGTGGAAGGTGAAGCGCCACCAACGGGGGCGCCGATGGGCTCGGCGAGTTCGGGTGAACCACGGCATGATCTACCGCCGCCCGTCGTATCCGGCGAGGTCCCCGTCCGGGTCGTCGCCCAGATCGACCGCGCCCGCGTCGGGCCCGGTACCGGTGAGCGCCATCGGGTAGCACAGCGCCTCCAGTGCGGCGCGCAGCGGTCCCAGGTTGGCCCGGCCCATGTCGGTCTTGCCCGCGGAAGCGAGCGAGCGGTAGGCCGAGATGACCCGGGCGACCACATCGGAGTTGGTGCCGTTGATCGGCGACGCGTCGGAAACGACCCTGCGTTCGATCTTGGGGCTGGTCAGATCCTGCCCGCGCAGCACCAGATCACACAGCTTGTGACAGGCCGCGTCCCGGGAACCGAACATGGAGTGGATCATCTGTCCGCCGTCGGGGTCGCCGGTCCACAGGATCCACACGGCCGGGTCGGTCTTGCGGGTCATGACTGCTCCTGTTCGGCCTGGGTTCCGAGGTGGGCGAACGCGGTGCGCAGCCAGTCGATCAGCACCGGGGGCAGCGGCAGCGTGTCGCCCACCGGGTCGGCGCCACCGGTGAGCACGATGTTCCCGGCCAGCGCGGGCACCTGGTAGCCGAAGTGCCGGAACAGGGCGATGGCCCGATCGTTGTACTCGGGTTGATCTTTGAGGAGGGACACGTCGTCGGACCAGCCGAGCAGGGTGCCCATCGGGGTGGACACGGCCGGGGTGGCGTCGATGCAGTCGCAGCCGATCTCGGCGTACAGCACGTCCAGGGTGCGCCGGTCGCTGTGCGGCGGGTAGGGCCAGTCGATGACCCGGACCGGGGTGTCGAACGCGGCCGGGATGACCAGCGCGCGCCCTGATGAGGCATTCATGATCGGTTGTTCCTTTCGGAGCGGGCGATGACGGTGCGCCACCAACGGGCGGTGGCCAGCCCGAAGGTGATCAGGTTGCAGATGATCGAGATGGCGAGTAGCGCGTCTCGGCCGAAGATCCGACCGACCAGCACCATGATCAGGAAGGTGAGCGCGAGCAGGCCCAGGGTGCGCATCAGCTCGGGTCGCTGTCGCGGTACTCGGCGTCGTCGCCGTCGTAGTCGCAGCCGTCTTGGGTGACGCGCGGGGTGGCCGTGGAGTCCCAGCCGGACGGTGCGGGCAGCGGGGCCAGCGTGGTGGCGATCACGCGCTGGATGAACGTGGGGTTGTAGAACCGGTCCCCGGCGATGATCTTGCGGTAGATGTCGGCCACGGCCACGGCCAGGTTCGCGTAGGTGCCGATGACGTCCACCCGGTTGTCCATGTCCCCGTAGCCGGACTCTTGGTCATCGGCCAGCACGATCCACACGGTGGGGATGGAGTCCTGCACGGCCGCCCGCCAGGTCTGCGGGTCCAGGGCTTCGGCGGTGGCGCCCCGGCAGGTGACCAGCACGGCCAGCGCGTCCAGGGTTTCCTGCGGGGCCAGGTCGGGGGAGATGTTCGTCATGATCAGATCCTCTCGGCGGTACTAGCGGAACTACTGGCTGGCTGTCCTACTTGCCTTGCAGCGTCCAGCGTACCACGAGTCCTACCCTGACCGGTAGGGGTTGCAGCACGTTTACACGCCGGGTTGTCCCAGCCCACGACCGGCCAACAGTGATCAACCGACGCTGGCTCACACCACCCGAAACCACCCCCGACCAGCCGATCCCATGCCCAACCTCACCACCCGGCCCCCGTCACGCCCCGGCCGCTCCGTTCCGCCAGCGCTCCACTCCGCTCCACAACCGACGCCCAACGCCCGCAGCGGCCCGGCACGGCCGTCCCACACCCACCGGATGATCATCGGGGACGGGGTAGCGCGGACACTCGCACAGAACACGCCGCGGGGAGGCACATCACCGCCCTACCGCTTGGCGTGCGCAGGCTATCTGGGATCTGATCTTCGACTCGGGGAGTCCGACCCCACGGGCCGCCCACGTCAGCGCGTCGAGATCATCGTCGGTGCGCAGGGCCCAGCAGGCGAGCCGGAACAGGGTGACGGCTCTTTCTCCGACGCTGGCTGCCGCCATTTCCCGGGCGATGACCCCGGGTGCGACGCTGCTCGAATCGAGGGGTCTATGTGCGCCGCCGCTGTCTGTCTGCTGGGTCTGGGTGTTCTCGTCGAGCCAGGGTGGGCACACTGCGGGGGGGTGACGGCGGTTCGTCCAGGCGTAGCGCCGCCCGGTGATGTGTGTGCTGGGTGGGGCGACGAGTAGGCCGCCCGCGGTTTTGATGTCGAGTCCGGCGCCGATGCTGGCTACCCTGCGCACTGATGATCCACTGCCGGTGGGGTGGTCCGTCGTGAACCACCGGTGCTCACCACCACCGCCCGTGTAAACGCTCAGTGTCGGGGGTAGGGCACCGTAGCGAGCCTCCAGCGAGCGCAGCGTTTCCGGCCCGCCGTTGCGCGGGTCGATGTCCAGGACGATCACGTTCGCCGCGGGCACGATGCCCAGGTTGGTGGGTCGATAGCGTAGCTCACTAATCAGGGCCAATAGTTCATCGGCAGGCCTTGCGTCCAAGTGGCCGTGCTCCTGCACACCCTTGATCACCCGCGGATGCTTTCCCGGGTCCGGGCAGGCCCTGCCCCGTTTACACGCGCAACACCGGGTAGGCGCGCAGGCGTCAGCCGTAGCGCCGTAGGAACTCTGATGTTCCAGCCCCCATCCGACCGTGGCTCTCGTCGCTCCGCTCTCGCTGACGCTCCGCTGCGCTCCCCGCCCATCCCGCCGGGTGCGCTCGACCCCATGCAAGATCACGAACGCCCCGAGTCCCAGCTCTTCGGCCAGCGCCAGACTGGCCGCCCAACCCCTGTCGACGATCACTGCATGATCCTCTCCGGTCCCGCTGCGCTCCGCTGACGCTCCGCTGCGCTCCCCGCCCTGAGCACACTCCCACCGGCCATCCCTCGATCTTGCAGTGAACGATCACTCATGATCGACCTTGCACAAGATCCGCACACACCCACCGCCGCCCACATACCCGGGCACACTCCATCTCCTCTCGTCCGACGAGTGGTAGACCCCTGCGGCGGCCCTACGCGGACGGCCATGACGGGCGCCAGACTTCGGGTATCCGACCGGGGTGGCGCTGACCGACCACCGCGCGGATCTCGCCACTACCCGCGTCGGCGCGACTCCATCTCCTGATACCAGCCACCGGCGGACCCACGCCGCTGCGGTGCATTCCAACTCGCCTCGCGCGGGGCGCCTGCGCGCTCGCCCGCATCGTCGCGTTCCCACGGCAGCCGGGTGCCACCCCGCGGAGCAACCGCCGGACGCTCCCGCCGGGGCGCCGGACGCGCCGCCGTGGAAACCGGGTTTCCACCCTGCCGAGTAACGATCTCCTGCAATAGCTCGATGTAGCGAGCCCGCGGGATGTACTGCCGATGCTGGCACGTCCGACACATGCGGTAGTAGCGATCACGCGACCCGCTGCGCATCCATCGCCCGTAGGCATGCTCTCGACACCCGGCCCGCTGCACATGCGATCCCGGGGAGACCTCGCCCCACGCCCGGCCGCCGTAGTGCTTACGCCGCTTCCGCGGGCCTTTGCCCGTCACCATCAGATCCCCTCGTTTAAACGGTCTACGGCTGGGTACTCTCCCCAGGCCGCGCGGTCCGGGCCCCTCGCCACGGGACTACCGGGGCCCGGACCGTCGGTCCACACGGGCAATGCTATACCGCCAGGGCGACCCCGCGCATAGCCCCTAGAAGTCCTCATCGTTGCCGCCGTCCATCACGTCTAGATGGCTCTGCCGCGGGGGAGCGATCCATAGCGGGTTGCTGTTCGGCTCGCGCATGTCGGTGATCATCGCGCCCCAGTAGGTGAACGGTGCCATCCCGCGCTTGCCCTCCCGCCGGATCCCCGACCGCTTCACGCTGCCCGGCCGATCCTTGCTGATCAACACCCACGAGCAACCGCGGTGATCAGCATCGGCATCATCGTGGGGCCGCAGGTAGTACGCAACACCGGTCGCTGAGTTGATCTTCTGGATCGAGTTCATTGGCACCGGTGAATCCGAGTCGGTCTTAGTCACGTGATCGAGGCATACCACCGCCGAGCCTGCCCGTAGGAACGGCATGATCACGGCCTGCCGGAAGCGCGACCAGTTGTCCGACCCGAAGCCCTCGCCCCGGCCGAACAGCGTCATGGCCTCATTGATCCCATCGAGCACGACCAGCCGCGGTTCCTCCTCGGCTAAGTCGTCGATCTCCCAGGCGCGCGCCGCCGACGTCGGGGACACGAACCGGAACCGGTCCAAGATCGGCTCATCGGGGACCGTGTAAACGTGCCGTAGCCGCTCGATGATGTCTACCGCGTCCGGCTCTTCGAAGTGCACGTACAGTGCTGTGCCGCCGTCGGGGTCGCAGATGATGTCAGCGCATAGAGCCGTGGCCAACATCGTCTTACCCGACCCGGTCGGCCCGTAGATGATGTGGTCTTTACCCTCATAGAGCATCGCTTGACGGTCGCTGCGCAGCCGCCCGATGGTGGCCCGCGGACGCCGGTACGTGCCGTCCAGGAACGGGCGTAGGTCGCTCGGGGCCCACCGGCTCTCACGGCTGCGGAACCGGTCCGGCACAGCGTCTAGACGCCGTTCGTCACGCTCCGAAGGTGAAAACCCGCCACTGCGCTTGCCGTACTTACGGTCCCCCGCGCTATGCTGGGCAGACATCGGGAGTGCTTACTTGATCAGCCATCGGGACGCCTTCATGATGTGTCGAGATCGGGTCCGTGGCCGCGGGCCCGATTCTCATTTTCTGGGCACTTGCGGTAGTGCTGCGCCGGGTGGCCGTCCGGCAGACCGACTCACGCTAGCGCGGCCAGCGGCTTGATCGGCACCCCGTCAGCTCTGGTATCCGTCCGAGTCGGCAGACGGCTTGGGCCAGTGCGCGTACCGATAGGTCCCCTGTTCGGCGTTGTAGGTCCACAGCCCGCAGGAGACCAGCGCGGATGCGTACTTGTTACTGCGCCCGTCGTGCATGCCGATCACGGAACCGGGCACAACACCGTCACCGGGTGCGTACCGGGCGGCCCATGATCCGGCGACGCCGTACAGGCCGAGCGCGCCCATGCGTTCGCCGTCGCCTAGCGCGAGGACAAGTGGGTGATCAGCGATATCGCCCGGGTGTTCGATGAACATCGAGAATGCGGCTACTGACATGATCTTCCTCTCGGGTGGTGGACAGACCGAAACGCCCGGCATGAATGATCTTCTCAATCCACGCCGGGCGCGTCGTTGGGGGAGCCATCGGGCCCCTGGTCTTGATCGGCTTAGTACGGTGCGTCGTCCGGAAGGTCGGAGTTCGGGTCGTCCGGGATCGGCGCGTCGTCGTCGTCCCAGACCGAACGTCCGCGCGAGCGG